CCCTCATCGACGTTGACGTCGCCTACTCCACCGGCGACACCACCGTGGTGCCCGCCGTCGGCGAGCAGTGGTACATCGAGCGCTTCGACGCCGTCTGGCGGCTCTATGGGCGCATCCCGCACAACGACCCCACCCTGACCACTGAGGCCGTCGAGGGACAGGTCAGCGTCGGTTCCGGGCGCGGTCCGGTGGAGCTGCACGGCGACTCTGTCAACGTCCACGGCGTGTTGGTGCACAAGGCCTACGCCACTGCCGACCGGCCCAGCGCGGTCGACGCCGGGGTGGGGGCCACCATCTATGACTCCACACTGCACAAGCCGATCCACTCCGACGGGGCCGTCTGGCGCGACGCCCTCGGTACAGCCGTCTGAGTGCCCAGAAGTAGTGAGGAGGAGCGATGTCGTTCAGCTTGGCCATCGCCAATGGAGACCTGGTCCAGAAGGGTGACGCCTTCGACCTGGTGTTCGGCGTCGACAAGCTCACCCAGGACGTCTACCTGTGGCTGATGGAGCGCTTCGGCGGCGACCGCTTCCACACCAACATGGGGTCGATCCTGCAGGAGTTCATCGGCGGGGTGAACACCCCCACCAGCGTCGCGGAGATCCAGGCCGAGGTGTTCCGGGTGCTGCAGAACTACCAGGCCGTGCAGATGCGCACCCTCAACGAGGACCCGCGCCTGTTGAGCACCTCTGAGCTGCTGGTCTCGGTCGATGACATCACCGCCACCTCCTCCTACGACACCGTCAACGTGATGATGAAGCTGCGTAACGGCTCCGGGAACACGGCCACCATCAAGCTGGCCACCACGACTCAGTAGTAACCGAAAGGCAAAGTGCCATGTCGAAGACTCCCGACCAAGTCGTCGCGGACATGCTCGCCAAGCTGAAGATCACCGCACCCGGCTTCAGCTTCGGGCTGGGGACCCCTGAGCGCAAGATCCTCGACGCCGTCGGCGAGGCGGTCAGCGAGGCCTACCAGGACCAGTACCTGGTGGGGTCTCTGCTCGACATCGAGAGCAAATCCGGTCTGGAGCTGGAGCAGTTCGTCGGAATCTTCGGTTTCGGCAGGCTGCAAGGACGCCAGGCTGCCGGTGTGGTGCGTGTCGAGCTGAATACAGCAAGCACCACTGACATTTCGATTGCGCTCGGCACCCAGTTCTACACCCGCCAGGGGCTGCCCGGCACCGCCGACCCCCTCTACTTCAGCTCCACCCAGGCGGTGGTGATCCCCGCCGGGTCGATGGTCGCCGACGTCCCGTCGCAGTGCACCGTGGTCGGCACCGCCGGAAACGTGCCGCCCGACTCGATCGTCTACGGCGGATCGATCATCGGCGCGTCCACGGTCACCAACCTGACCAGCCTGACCGGCGGCGTGGACGTCGAGACCGACGTCGAGTTGCGTCAGCGGTTCAAGGACACCTTCATGCGCAACATCGCCGGGACCGAGGACTTCTACCTCGGCTTGGCGTTCCAGAACCAGAACGTCTCCAAGGCGGTCTGCTTCGGCCCGATCCGCAAGTACGCCACCCAGATCGCGGTGCCCAACGACGACGCCACCCTCAACCTGGGCCCGATCATCACCGCCGACGTCAAATACGCCTGGCCCGCCAGCGCCAGCGTGTTCAAGAACCTCGGCCAGGAGGACGAGGTCTTCTACAACCCGGTCGACGACTTCCTGTTCACCGCCGGATCGTCGCCGCAGCTCACCAACGTCGGCACCGGGCAGATGACCCCCGGCGACATCGTCGACCTGGAGTTTGAGTACACCACCAAGTCCAGCCGCAACAACCCCCAGCAGGGCATCACCAACAAGGTCGACATCTTCGTCAACGGCGTGGACCCCTACACCATCACCGAGCGCACCGTGGTCCCGGCCACCACCTTCTCCAGCGTGGCCACCGACGAGTTGTACGTCGGCAACTTCGCCCGCGTCGGCGCGACCGGCACCCCGACCCAGACCAACCGATTCATGCGGCTGGGCAGCGTGCCGGTGGTCAGCTTCCCGTCCTCGATCACCGTCGGGCTGACCAACTTCCAGCAGGACACCGGCGACGGCCTGGGCCACTACTACCTGGTGCGCGGCACCACGCTGAATGCCGGAAGCGTGCGCGAGGTGGCCGGAATCGAATGGAAGCCCGCAGGCCCATCCACCGGCACGGCGGTCACCGTCGCCTACGTCTACAACCGGGTGCCCGAGGTCCTCAACGCGATCATCAAGCAGAACAAGCAGATCACCACCGACACCCTGGTGCACCAGGCCAACTACATGTACATGCGCCCGCACCTGTCCATCGAGTACGACCGGGGCCTGGTGATCAGCCAGGTCAACAACGCCATCACCCAGCGGCTCAAGGACTACTTCAACGGGCTGCCGTTCGGCGCGTGGGTGGAGATCTCCGACCTGTGCCTGGCCGTGCACCAGGTGATCGGCGTGGACAACGTCAGCGTCACCACCAGCGCCGAGGACGCGGTCAACTACGGCATCAAGCGCTACGGCAACTCGGCGGACACCTCCCCGATCGCCACCGAGACCGGCGACTTCAAGCTCACCGACAACACGCTGCCGATCTTCCTCGACGTCGTGATCCTGAGGAAAGCGAACCGATGACCGCACCGTTTCCGCTGATGCCAGCCAAGTCCACCGAACTGCGGCTGGACCACTTCGACGGCGACGTCTATGTCGCCGACTCCACCACGCTGCTCTACAAGTTCGTCGACGCGATGTGCGGCGACGCCGGGGCCGGGTCGCTGAAGAAGGAGATCTTCCTGCAGCGGCTGTCGGGCGCGCTGGCGGGCATCTACGGTTCCGACCTGGATTACATCTTCGGCAACGTCAGCTTCCTGTCGCGCGGACCGAGCGAGTCCTACGACTACGACTCCATGGGTCAGATGCTGACCAGCGACCAGTGGGACGAGATCGAGGTCAAAGACCAGTGGTACCGCCAGCGGATCACCGAGTTCTTCACCGCCGCCACCATGGGGTCGATGACCGACGGCATCCGCCACGTCGTGCACGCCGCGCTGAGCTGCGACTGCGACGTGATGGAGAACTGGCGCTACATCGACAGCTACGGGCTGTCCGGAAATGTCGGGCGTGCGCCGATCACCACCGCGTATCAGGCCGTTGACCTGACCACCGGCCACACCGTGCCGTTCGGCACCCAGGGCGAGGCCACCACCTTCGTCGCGGGCAAGTCCGATCCCACCAAGTGGCAGGTGCAGGCCGTCGGCCCGCGCAACGAGGTCACGATCAAGCCCTACAAGAGCGGACTGACCAGCAAAGACCGCCGCATGTTGCGCGACATGCTGGACAAGACCACGCCGCAGGACACGATCATGACGATCGACCCCAACGGGCTGAGCGTGTCCACCCCGGTCAAGATCCGCTCGATCACCGCCGATTCCACCTACTACCAGGTCGAGAAGGTGGTCACCGCTACTCCGGTGCTCGATCAGTTGCCCACCCCAGAGCTGCTGGCCATCGACCTGGACCCCACCGAGCAGTGGCTGTTCTCCAAGTCCCCCGAGCTGGCCCCCTACGCCAAGTTCAACATCACTCAGGAGTACGGCTACTACTACCTGGTCAGCGGCGGTGCGCGCAGCCCGATCGACTCGGTCACCTACGGCCTGCTCAACAACGACGGCACCAGCGTCACCCTGCAGAAGCCGTTCGAGCTGTTCGAGTCCAGTGGCCAGTTCAGCGACTACATCAGCTACGAGATCGCCGACAGTCCGGACAACTACCCCGGCGGCAAGCTCGGCCTCACCCCGAACGCCGCTCCGGCGATCAACCCCGACGGCAGTCCGTACCAGTTCGACTACGCCAGCCAGGCTGAATACGTCGCCAAGCGCAAGAACGAGGTGCTGGCGATGGGCGGCATCGCCGACGACGAGCATTACCGGCTGCCGGTGGAGAAGGCCGGTGCCTCCAAGCGCACCTACACTCCGGATCTGGCCATCGCCTACTCCGCCCCGGCGCGCGATTCGACAGTGACCAGTAGCTGGACCGCGCGCAAGCCGCGCACCATCGTCGCCGAGCTGACAGATGGCCGTACGTTCGTGAGGAGCTAGGCCCAGTGGCCACCAACGAGACCAAGTTCTACATCGACTTCAACTTTCCGCTGAAGGTCGTGCAGTTCATCCTCGGCCTGATCCTGGGTCGCCCCGGCACCAACACGCCCACCGTCGACCCGGCCAACCGCGAGTGGTTCTCTCAGCCGCGTCTGGGCACCGACCCCGGCACCGAGTGCATCACCACCATCTTCAAGCTGCCGCTGAGCGTCTCCGAGATCGGCGTGGAGATCCTGCGGGTGCCGTGCGTGGTGGAGATCTGGTATCAGGATCGCTCCAACAACTGGCGACCCATGCTGGACATGAGCCGGTTCCCCCTGCGGATTCCGGTCAGCTACGCGGGCACCAAGAGCTATTACAAGTACACCTCGAAGACCTGGCCGATTGTCGCCAAGCAGG